TCGTCTTGCCCAGCTAGCCATGCCAGCGTACGCGCTTCAATCTGCGAAGAGTCCGAGTCGATCATCATGTATCCGTCTGGGGCAATGATTGCCTTCTTCAGCGGAGAACTCCTCGGCAGGTTTTGCAAGTTGAGTTTGTCGTCCCCGCCCCAACGCCCGGTGTGTGCGGCGTAGTAGCGCAGTGGTACGGGCAGCTTGCCTCTTGCAGCGATGGAGATGAAGCGGTCGGTGCGGGTCTCCTCCAGTGTGGACTTTGTGCCAAGCCTAGCAGCCACAAGCGTTTGAACCGTCACGTCTTCGTGGTCCAGCAGCGCCTTGAACTCCTCGTCGTTCTTGGCAAAGGCGTAGGTCTCTTTGCCGGTTGTCGCACTGATCTTCATCGGGGGCACAACGCCATGCGCACGCAGCAGCTCGGCAAACTTCGGGTTGCTCATCAGCTCTTCTTTGCTGTGCACGATGGTGTCCATCAACGCCTGCTTCTTATCGCGCACGGAGATGATGTGGTCGGCGAGCACTTTGGTGTCCAGCTCCAGCGTGGGCTGTGTGTACATGCGCAGCGTCAGGTCAATCAGGCGCAGCTCCGTAGCGGGGAAGCCCTGTGCCATGTGCCGGAACAGTTGGTACGTAATGGCAACGTCGTTCTTGCAGTACTCTCCGTACGTGGCTAGGTGCTCCGGTGTGAAGTCAGCCCGGTGGAACCCTTTGGCATCGTTGACCTCTGTGCCCTTGACGCCCACGTTGTAGTGCTCCGCAAGTACCTTCAAGCTGCCGCCCACCTCAGTGCCGTGCAGTGCACGCCCCATGCTCAGTGTGTCGAGCAGTCCCTTGGGGTGTATGTCGAACAGCCAGCCCATGATGGCCCCGTCGAATGCCGTGTTGTGCGCCAGCATCAACGAGTTCTCCCAGTCGTACTGCTTGAGGAACTTCTCGGTCTGCAACATGGAGCCGCTGAACCAAACTGGCTCGCCGTCATCCTCCTGCACTGATACACCGACCACTTCAAACTCGGAGCCGCGCACGTACTCCTCGGTGGTCATGCGGCTCAGGCTGTACTCGGTGGAGTAGAAGGTCTCGAAATCGAGTGTGATGATTTTCACTGCATGCACTCCGCTATTACGTTTTTGAGGTAGTCGAGGTTGGTCTCGTTGATGATGCAGGTGTAGCCACCTGCCTTGTTGATCTCGCTGAGGTTCTTGAGTTGCAGGGCTGTTGCTTGCCCCTTGCCTGCCTTGGCTTCGATAGCCACGAACTTGCCGTTCACGCAGCACAGGAAGTCAGGCACGCCGCTGTTGCCGTAGCCAGTGCCGATGGGCATGGCGTAGTAGACGTTGTGTTCGGTCAGAATCTTTTTGATCTTGGCCTTGACCTTGGCCTCTGGTGTCGTTGCCATCAGTCAACCCATTCCATGAACGTGTTGCCCTTGTGCTGGAAGATAGCCAGCCGGAACGTCTTGTCAGGTGTTGAATTCTCTTGGGCGCTGTAGCTGCACTGCTCGCAAGTAAACTCGATCAGCATGCCCTGTCGGGCCGGGCTCGGGTTGCAGGTGTCTTGTGAGGGGAACTCGGTTGCTTGTACACTGCGTCCGTCTTGCGCTATCACCGTGGTGGTGTGTGCGCTTTCGCCGCACACAAATATCGTGACGTTCTCTTGGTGGATATTGCCGCCTTGTCCGCACGGGCAAATCAACTCGCCGTAGTTCTCGCTGTCCACCACAGCGGGGTTTAAACCGAATGCCATCTAATGCTCCAATTTGTTTAGGGAACGGTCATAATACCATCGCTCTTTACTTTGTCAACACCCAGACGAAAAAAAGCCCGCACATGGCGGGCTAGTGGTTTCCCTAACAATGTTAGGCGTTAGATACCGAGTTCGCGCTTGAGATACCACAGCGCCTTTTCTAGGTCTTGCCTGCGGTTGCCCTTGTGGTCTGAGCGGGTGATGTACTTGACCACGTTGCCGAGGTTGTACCCGAGCTCTTTGGCTTCAATGAAGTCGATGGTCTCGATACCACCGTACTTGTAGTGTGCAGGGTGGTTCACGGGGTCGTGCTTGGGTTCGATCATTTCAATCTGCGGGTTCACGATGGGTTTGCTGGACGTTACGACCTGCGTTGCCTCCCACTTCTTCGGCACGGGGCGTGATGTTCTGGGCACCGGCACCGTCTTCTCTCCTGCTTTTTTCATGCCGTACTTGATTACTGATACGTGCTGCGCGGTGGTGTTGAACATTTCGGCTACCTTCTTAGGCATAGCCGTTGGGTTGGCTCGCAGGTACGTGCGGATTTTTGCGGCGGTTGAGTCGCTGTGTTTGATTGCTTTAGGCATTGTTTGCTCCAGTCTGTTGGTTAACGTAGTTCACTAAAATCTCCCTGATCTTGGCTTGTTTTGAGTATTCGTGGTGCTTGTCAAAGTAGTCCAGCACATGCACAGGTAGCCGTAGGCTTGTGCACAGCAGGCGTGGTTTCTTGCCGGGGCCTCGCCCCTTGCGTTCTTTGGTAGGTTCAAGTGCTTCTTTGTTCATAGCAGTGCTTCGAGTTGGTTAGTCGTTGGCTTCTTTCTTTCGACGGTAGACAGGTGCATCAAGTTCAACACCTTCGGGTCGGCCCGATCGAACGGCCACCATGCGTTTGTCACGAGGGCGTGGAGTTGTTCCCGCTGTGACTTGTTCAAGCGTGATGAATGTGTGGGTGTTGCCGCATTCTTTTCTGCGCCAGATTTCATTGGTGTCTTCATTGGTTCTTGTCTCCAGTGTGCGTGTCCATACGCCGCAGATGGGGCATTTCATAGTTCATGTTTGTTGAGTTGTGGTTTGATGTGCGGAGTAGCCCGGCTGTAAATGCCGAACGCCTTGTAGTCGGTGCTTGCCGCCGTGCCCTTGGCACGGAACGTAGCGTCTTGCATGAAGATGCTCGGTTGCTTGTTGTGCGCCCAGTGGAAGGGCGAGTCGGGGTGGCAGTTGCAAGTTTGTTTTTTCATAGTGATCTCCTTATTTCTCTGATCTTGTCGCGTGTCATCGCCATGTTGAACACACTGTTCATTCTGAATTGGGCGTTGCGGTTGGTCTCACTGCGTTGTCGGTTCAGTCGGATGTTGGGCTGGGGCTTCTTCTTGTCTTCCTTATCTCCAAGCATGAACACCGCCCGTGGGTAGCGCCGCGCATCATCGTGCTCGTAGGTCCAGTCGGCAACGTAGATGCGCTTGACGCCAGCTTTGGTGCGTTTGTTCATGCGGTTGAGCACAGCATGTGCATCGTAACGACCGATGTCGGCGTAGTCGGCAAACTCTTGCGCGGTCAAGCGACCGAACTCGTTGAATGCCTCCAGTGCCTTGATGACGTGTGCGCCTGTGTTGGTTGTTCCCATTACGTGTTCTTCTCCTTGAGTTTGGCTTCGATGGCTTTGCAGACTTTCCAAAACCATTCATCTGCACCATCAATTTCAGCGACTTCTAACCGTTCATCATCCGTTAACCCAACCCACTCACGCTGAACAACTTCAATATTGTCAAGGTCAACACGGGGGTCGTAGCAAGCACACCCACGTTCGTAACAGGCTTTGTCTATCAGTGTCATGTGTTCCCCCTTGCTCGGATGGCGGCTGCTCGGTTCTTGTAATCCTGCACCTGATCGGGCAAGTCCCATTTTTGCTGCAAATACTCGCTGGCGTACATCCCCCAATCTTCGATGTCAGCAGCAGCCTCATCAAGCCAGTCGGCGTATTGCTGGCGCTCTTTGTTGAATGCCTCACGCTCATCAGCGATAGCGTCAGCACGGACAAGGGCTTCAAAGGCTTTGAATCGTTCAATCACATCTTCTGGTGGATTCAGCCAAGTCAATAAGCCAGCCTCACGGGCCATGTCTATCGTGTCTCTCATTTCAACTCTCCTTGAGTTTGGCTTTCGGCTCACGCATGCAGGCCTCTTCGTAATCCAATATATCCTGAATGCGGTAACGGATCAGACCGCCCAGCTTGAGGTATCGACAGCCCTGCTTGAGTGATCTGTCGCGCTCCAGTGTGGCCTCGCTGATCTTCCAGCGGAACGCAAGCTCTTCCTGCGTCATCAGTTGCTCTGGCGTTGTCATTGCGGCTCCTTGTGAACAATCACAGACGCGCCTGTCTCTGGGTTTGTGTAGCTGATTTCTGGTTCACACCAACAAGGAGAGCCGTCTGTTACGTGCTGCCGATACCAGCCATTCTTCTCGCGCAGCTTGGCTTCAATGGCTTTGCCAAATGTCAGATACTGCATTGAGTCCACTTGCTTATGAGTCTCAAAAACTTCCTCATCCGTCAGCCCAATCCAAGACCGCTGTGCTGTCTCTTTGTGTGCTGCATCTCTGTTTTTTCTCGCCTCAATACGGGCAAACACACGCTCATCTTGTTCAACACCAATGTCCTGCACAGGTGCTGAACGGGCTTGCTTGAATATCTCATCCACCCGCTTTGCAAACGATGATGTCTCCATGTGGTATTCCGCAATCAGATCATCCAGCGCCAGCTTCAGTGCTTCGTCTTTGGTCATGTGTTCTCCTCACCCATCGGCCACAGGTAGTTGGCATTACGCAAAATGTCATCAGCCAACTTGCGTGCCGCGTCCTCCGGCAGTTGGATAAAAACGCCGCTACTCGTCGTCACGACTACGCAAGGCACGCAGTCTTTCTCATGTGATGCGCCCACGGCGACGTAGTTATTTGCAAGGTTCATAAACAGCTCCTCAATGTCAACAGGCCCAGCATCAACACGATGAAGGCCCACAGTATCCAGATCAACTGCCCGTCAGCCGGGGTTGGTTTGTCTTCGTCTTCGTTCATGCCTCCCTCGCTTTCAGCATGGCATCAGCGAGTGCATAGCAGTGCTTTGCAGTCCGAGAATAGAAGTCGTCTGTTACTCCGATGCCCAAGTTAACAGAAGCAAGGGCTTGACCTGCAAAGTAGTCGCGCAGGGTCATGCCGTTGTGTAACGACTGCACTGCATCTTCTGGGGTTAACGGGTCAATCAGACCTGACGGAAACGCTGGCCCACCTGTGTTTGTATTGCTCATTTGATGATCCTCATAAAAGCGCCGCATCGGGCGCACTTGTACATACCCGACCCAGTGATGGGCTCCCAACGGTGTTTGCAGTCGGTCATTCGCCCCTCCATGAACTCGCCAAGCGTTCTTTCAACAACCCGATGACGGGCAGTGCAATCTCGTCATACACGCCGGGGTCGGTCTTCATGATGACCTCGATCAGGTTGAGGGCAGCTTCCAAGGCTTTGCCGTCTGCATCAAAAATATCTTCGTTGTTCATATTTCTCCTGTTGTTTCTAGTGCATACACAACGCGATCGTGGATGTCCCGCAGAACTCTCTCCATGTCGGCCTTGTTCTGGTAGCGCACCTCGGCAAACTGCCTGACCGTCAGCAGCATGTCAAACGCCTCGTCTGCGTGGATCGCTCGTCGGCATTTGTCAGTGTCTTCGGGGTAGTTGAACTCTAAGATGGCTTTCATTTAAGCCGCCGCAGTGGGTTGATCCATGCGGGTTCTTTGTTCACCACAGGTGGGGGTGTGATCTTCTCGCTGGGTGGACTCCACCCATACTTGCGCCACAGTGCTTGCACGTCCGACCCGCTACTCCATTTGAAGTCGGGGTGGGTCACGGGTATCCACGGGATAGTCGTCTTCATTCGCTTGCTCCTTCTTCGTCTAACACAACAACAAACACTTCGCCGCTTATTCTGCAGCCAGCATTCGTCACCATCTGCCTGTACTCGACCAGCTTCAGCAAACCCAGTCGGCCCCGTATTTGTTCGGGGAGGTCATTATCATCAAACAGTTGTACGTTGTCACCTGTTTTAACTATGTACTTACCCTGATCCAACACTACAAGCGCGGCGTTACCTGCACCGTACTTGCTTCGCACTTCCTCGATAGTGTCTGCATCCAAAATCTCCTTGTCGTACTTCTCTAACATTGTTAGGTTGGCTGGCGCATGCACCTTGGAGAACTCCTCGAACGCTCCACGGGCGTGGTCCATAACAAACACAAGGGATGCAGTCTCTAGCTTGTACTTGACCGACTGGATGGCGTGAGTTGCCCTATTCACGGCGGAGTCGATTGCTTGCTTTGCATCAGTTTGCGCTTTCTCAAGTCGCTCGTTGACGTTGCGCTTAACAAAGTACTTCTTGATGGCACCGAGCGCACGCTTGTCATTGCTCGTTCGCATAACCTCTTTGTTTATGCGGTGGTTGGCTATAGCCACGCCGTGGTTA